TACGAAGTTTAACATTGAATGAATACTTGCCTTCTCCAACGGACATTGAACAAGACCATTACCCCAATTCTTAAACTGTCGTTTGAGAAATTGTGCTGAGTCCAAATGCACAAACTTCTCGGTAGCTGCACTCTTATCGCCAGCAGTAAAAGTCATTCCGTACATAACATTGGCCACCTCACCAAATGTGAGCATGTTGAACATTTCCCTAACTTTGGTGTTAACACCTACAAGGGCATCATCACCATAAAAGATGCAAACCACATTTGTGTCAAATGACCACTCATCCAAGTGGGAGTTTTCGACAAGAACATTATAGACTGACCGGTAAATGAACTCGTCTACCCAACCATTGTAAAAAGTGGTACAACCATTTCCTGAAGGTTGACCACGACATGTGTAAGATACACTGTCCCAGATAATATACAACGCTTGAGGTAAAGCTAAGGCTATGTTCGTGAGAGCATTTTTGACTTTATCGTCTCCACTATGTTCGACTAGAGCACACAAGTCCTTAGCAAAACGCTCCGCTGCTATTGAAGGTATTGCTCTGTCAAAACGCTTGCCGTCTAACTCCATTATGCCATCCTTACCAAATATAGAGAGACGTTTGTAAATGTTACCCCACTCACGTTTGTAAGGGTTCATGCCACATGTATTCGTAGTGTGGTCCCTGTGATCCTTACACCATGTCATTATGGGCAACATATAGGTTAGAGTGGCTACCAAGTACACGAACTCTCCCATTGAAAAGAATCGTACCTTTCCGTTTTCCATAACTTCTTCATACGGCAGCGTTTCATTGGCCTTCTGTTGTATCTTTGCCACCAAAGGAGGAACATCATATGAGTCTTGTAGTTCAATGACTTTAGCCTCAATCTCATCAAGAATATCTCTGTCGATGTATTTATCTTCCGGACAGAAGATGTCTTTCCTTTTAATATTGAGTAAAGAATAACCACCTCCCATTGAAGCATCTCTTTTAAGATGTGAGTTACCAAAAAAATAACCCCCAAATAACACTTCTTTGACAGTTGCTCTTTTGTAACCGTTGAACTTTAGGTCTGGGAAGAATGTCTTACAGTAGACATCTTCTTTCATAAGTCGAGAATATACACCTTTCGGCACAAATACGGAACCTACGTCTCCGTACTTCCCCAAACTTATGGTAGTAGGTGCTATTATGTTATCACCGTTAACAA